CTCAGCCAGTTGATTGAAAAACTTCCGGGATGAGTACCGGAAACCTCCTGCTTGATCGGCAGTTGGCTCGTTGGTACGCACTGAAAGATCATCCGGTTCAGTTGGCTCTTGTAGAGGCGGTGCCAAACGGGGTCCTCTATCCACTCATACCTTCCGGTCGACGTAGTGGAAAGACTGAGCGCTTCAAGCGCTTCCTCGTGAAGCAGGCGAACCGGGTCGCGGGTGCTTACTTCGCTGCGGCGCCGACACACGATCAAGCCAAGAAGATCTTTTGGGATGACCTGAAGGCGTTCACGCTATCGTCGCTTCACCCGAAACGTCCGAGCGAGTCCGAGCGGATCATCTATATGCCCAACGGCAGCGAGATCCACGTTATCGGGCTGGACAAGCCGCAGCGCATTGAGGGCATTCCGTGGAAGGGCGGCGGGATCGACGAATTCGCCGACATTAAACCCGAAGCGTGGGAGGCGAACATTCTTCCGGCGCTTAACACGGTGAACCCGCTGGACCCTGATTACCGCGCCTGGTGTTGGCTCCTCGGCGTGCCTGACGGCCTGAACCACTACTACGACCTGTGCTCGCGCGCCGAGACGGGCATTGATCCGCGTTTCCAGGTGTTTCACTGGAAGTCAGCCGAGATTTTGCCGCCTGACGTTATCGAGGCGATGAAGCGGGCGATGTCGCAAAAGCAGTTCAAGCAGGAATTCGAAGCCTCATTTGAGACTGCTGGTGGTCGCATCTACGAGGACTACAGCAAGGAAAACCACACAGGCGCGCGAATCGAGCCGCATGAGCAGTTGATGTGGATGCACGACCAGAACTTCACGCCCTTGTCCTCTGCGGTGGGCGTGCGACGCGATAACAATCTGTACCTGCTCGATGAAATCGTTCTTACCAGTGCGGTATCGAAGCAGTCGGCCATGGAGTTTGTCGAGAAGTTCAAGGAGCACAAGAACCGCCATGTACTGATCTATGGCGACCCCGCCGGCCAGGCTGGCGAGAAGCACGGCCATGCATCGGACTACACCGACATCGAGGCGGTACTGAAGGCGAACGGCTGGACGTACACCCGTAAGGTCAAGCCGGCGCATCCGGCCATCAAGGACCGACAAAACGCGGTGCGCTCGAAGATCTGCACGGCTGATGGCCTACGCACCCTGTTCGTGAATCCGACAACTGCGAAGTGGTGCGACAAGGGCCTGGCGACGGTGCAGTTACAAGACGGCTCGACCTTTCAGGAAGACCAGAAGAACAAGTATCAGCACATCACGACCGCGATTGGCTATTGCGTGGACGTGGAGTGGCCTTCGGTCAAGCGCATGGCAAGCGTACGCACGCTGAATATTTAACAGGAACCACATGGCAACCAAGGTCAACGATACCACCCCCGAAGTCGACGCGATGGCGCCCGGCTGGGACGTGATCGACACGCTTTGCGGGGGCACAAAAGCCATGCGCGCCGCCCGTGAGAAGTACCTGCCGAAGTTCCCGCGCGAGGATAACGATAGTTACGACTACCGCATCAAGACCTCGACGCTATTCAACGGCCTGGGTCGCACGGTCGAGAACATGTCTTCCAAGCCATTCGCGGAGCCAGTGACCTGCAAGGACATCGAGCCAGCGCAAGAGGAATGGCTGCAGGACATCGACCAGTGCGGCAACAACCTCAACGTGTTCGCGCACAACGTGTTCACGGCGGGGATGAAATACGGCCTGACGCATATCCTCGTAGAGTGCCCGCCGACCACGGACAAGGACGGCAAGCTGCTGTATGTGACGAAGAAGGCCGAGCTTGACGCCGGGGTCCGCCCCTATCTCGTGCATATCAACCCGAAGCAGATCCTTGGCTGGAAGAGTGCAAAGACTGGCGCCGGGGCCGAAGTGCTTACGATGCTGCGCCTTCTGGAATGCGTCGAGGAGGATGACGGCGAGTTCGGCACGACGAAGGTCGAGCAGGTACGCGTGCTGACGCCGGGCCGCTGGGAGACTTACCGCCAGAATGAGAAAAAGGAATGGGTCCAGCACGACGAGGGCCGCATGTCGCTGGGTTACGTTCCACTGGTGACGTACTACACCAAGCGCACCGGTTTCATGACAGCGGTGCCACCGCTGACCGATCTGGCAGACCTGAATGTCGCACATTGGCAGTCCAGCTCCGACCAAAGCTCGATCCTGCACACCGCGCGCGTGCCGATCCTGGCGATTACCGGCGTCAACGACGGCGACGAAGTGTCGATCGGCGCGAAATCCGCCATGATGCTGCCGACCGGCGCTGATGCGAAGTACGTCGAGCACACTGGCGCGGCAATCGAGGCGGGCCGCTTGTCGCTGCAGGACCTCGAAAACCAGATGCGCGCGATGGGCGCCGAACTGCTGGCCGAGACGCAAGTGTCCACCACGGCCACGCAAAACGCCATCGAGGACAGCGAGCAGAAATGCCAGCTCTCGATGATGGTCGAGGGGCTGGAAGACGCGCTCGATCAGTCGTTGTCGATCATGCACGACTGGATGAAGCTGGAGTACAAGGGCAGCATCGACATCTTCGATGACTTCTCGTCGGATGCGGTCCTACAAACGGCCGGTCCGTTCGTGACGGCACTGGTGCAGCTGGTGAATGCGCGCATGCTGTCGAAAGAGGATGCGTTTAATGAAATGCGCAGGTATGGCATTGTGAATAGCGATACCTCCTGGGCCGACGTTCAGTCGCGAATCGAAATCCAGCCCCCGGAATTTTCCGTGCCAATGCCGGCAGCGTAAAGATAAGCGTAAAATAGACGAGCCCGCTAGGTGCTACCAACACGAGGCGGGCTCTAGCCAAAACAACCTGTCTGAGAGGTCATCATGGGTTACGCGATTCTAGCGCAAAGCGGTGTCTACGCAATTAGAAATGTCGTCAACGGCAAATCTTACGTTGGCAGCTCCATATCAGTCCATAATCGAATGGCGGCTCATAAAAATCAGCTGAACAAGGGCTGCCACCACAGCGTTAAATTGCAGCGCGCATGGGTGAAGTATGGCGCCAACTCCTTCGAATTCTCCGTCCTTGAGCTCGTCTCTGATACAGCAAAGCTGGTTGAGCGCGAGCAGCATTACATTAACAGCATGAACGCTGTTAAGGCTGGCTACAACATCTCGCCGACAGCATTTTCATGCCTTGGCATTACGCGCAGCGAGGAAGTCAAAGCGAAGCTATCAAGAATCCAGAAGGCGAAAACCTTGCAGCCTGGGTACAAGAACCCGTTTGAAGGCAAAACCCACAGCGAGGAAACGAGGAAGAGATTGAGCGAGGCATTTACCAGGCGGACGCCGGAAATGCTAAAGCGGAACGCTGAGTCTCACGCCGGAATCAAATGGCCGGAAGAGACTAGGCGCCGCCGGTCGGCCCAGTCAAAAGAACGTGGCATCTCCGACGAGTTGCGCGCAAAAATGATTGCAAGCAGGATCAAGAATGCTAAGAAACACTCGGTGGAAACTAGGCGCCGGATTTCAGAGGCTCAAATCGGGAAAGTGATGTCGGCTGAGACGAGGGAGAAGTGCTCGAAAGCGCAGATGGGGCATCCGGTGTCTAGCGAGACGCGAGCGAAGATTTCAGCGGCACATAAAGGGCGGGTTCATTCGCAGGCCGTTCGCGATGCTTGCGCTGAGCGAGCAAGGGGTCGGAAACAATCGCCTGAAACGGTAGCGAAACGGATGGCGACGATTGCAGCCAACCGCGCAGCGAAGGACTTGGCAGCATGAGCGCTTTCGAAGAATGGCTGCGCGACCTCCTCATCGCGCACAACATCGATATGCTGCGCGCCGAGGCCGACATGAAGGCCAGCGTGATCGCGCTCCTGGTGAAGATGCAGAAGGACATCGTGTCCATGCTCATCAACAAGCCGGAAATGTCGTTGCTCGGCAAGCAGGCGAAGAACGCGCTGATCCGCGAGTCGAACGCGATCATTTCTGATTACTACGGGCGCGCGCAGCTGGAGGTCGATCTGAAGGCTGTTGCCGAGGTCGAATCCGCCGCTGTACGAGACGCCCTGGTCAAGATCGTAGACTTCCGCCCGACCGCGGAGCTGCCGACGCAAGCTGAGTTGAAGGCTGCGATCACGGAAGCGCGCGCCACGGTCGCCGGGTCCAAAGCACTGACCGATGCCGCTGCTGAAGTGCGCATTGGCGTGCAGGCGCCGACCGAGAACTACCTGCGAACGTTAGTCTCCGACACGCTCGTGCAGGGGTCGCCGGCCAAGAACTGGTGGCTGCGGCAAGAGCAGGACACGCAATTCAAGATCGCCAACGAAATCCGCATCGGTGCGGCGCAGGGCGAGACGAACGCGCAGATCATCAGCCGCATCGTGGGGCAGGAAGTGACCGCCAAAGCGCCGGATGCGCCGGGTGGTGGCGTGATGCCACTGGCGCGCAATAACGCCGCGGCGATCGTTCAGACCAGCATGGCGGCGATTGCGGCGGCAGCGCGGCGGGCAACGTTCCAGGCGAACTGGGATATTGCGCGGGGGATCGAGCAAATTTCGACGTTGGACGGGCATACGAGCTTGACCTGCATCGCCTACAGCGGCGCGCAATGGGATCTCGACTACGAGCCCATCAACGGAAACGACCTACCGTACAACGGTGGCTGTCCTCGCCATTTTTGCTGCAGATCAGCCGAAATTCTGCTGATGAAGACCCTGCGCGACATGGGCATCGACATGGATGAGCCGGATCCGGGCATGCGCGCATCGTCAAGCGGTCCGATCAGTGCGAAGACGACGTTTGCCGACTACCTGAAGATGAAGGGCGAGGATTACCAGAACGAGACGCTGGGCAAGGGTCGCGCTGATTTATTCAGGGCGGGCAAATTGTCGCCGCGAGACCTCGTGAACAGCGTTACGGGCAGGCCGCTGAAGTTGAGCGAGCTGAAGGCCAAGTACGCGCAGTAAGGTAGACTGGTCGCATGACCTTCGATCCCAAATCCCTGCTCATCGCGCCCGCACTGACCGTTGACGGCCTCGCTGTCGAGCTGGCAAAGGCCTCCGCCGCTGGAATGGGTGGCGCGCCGGTCAAGCTGCCTGATGGGCAGGATGCCTGCAAGGTCGAGCTAGTCGCGGCCGGTGAGGTGCCAGCGCATTTTGTGGTGAGAGGATCGAAATGAGCGCCGACGAATGGGACTCCCTGGATGATGCAGCGCACGCCAATCTTGACGATAAGCCATCCAGCTTGACCGAGTTCTTCAAGTACAAAGAGCAGTTGCGCTCCAGTGGGTGCACATGGAAGAGCGATGCATGCGATATTCTCACCGGCTTCATCTGGAATGAGATCGAAGAGTAATACAACTTAATCAACACAATTTCAACGAAGGCCGCCAGGAGCAATCCGGCGGCCTTTTTCTTTGCCCGAATGCCGGATGGACTAGGGCGCAACGAGCAGGAATGCTCAGCAAATGGCCGGATGGCCGGGAAGAGAACCATGCCTTTTAAGACTGACAGCAACGGCAATATCGTCATCGACGCCGAGAAAAAACAGCCGATCTTCGTGTATGCCGACGGCCGCGAAGCTCCGTTCGACGCTGACAATACCATCGCGACGATCTCGCGCCTCAACGGCGAGAGTAAAGCCCAAAGGGAAGCCAAGGAAGCTGCCGAAGCGAAGCTCAAGGGCTTCGAAGGCATCGAAGACGGTGAGGCCGCACGCAAGGCACTCGAGCTGGCAAAGAACATCAAGGACGGCGACCTGATCACCGCCGGCAAGGTCCAAGAGATCAAGGATGCCGCCGCCAAATCCGCGCAGGAAGCCGTCGCTGCCGCGACCCGCGCCGCACAGGAGAAGGAAAAGGCGCTGACGGAGCAGAACAGCAAGCTGACGCAAGACCTGAACAACCACATCATCGGCGGCTCGTTCGCCGGCTCCAAGTTCATCGCCGAGAAGCTGGCGATCCCGGCCGACATGGCACAGAAGTTCTTCGGCGACCGTTTCAAGGTCGAGTCCGGCAAGCTCGTCCCGCTCGACCAGGCCGGCAACCCGATCTTCTCCGCCACCAACCATGGCAACCATGCGGATTTCGAGGAAGCACTGCAGGTCATGATCAACCAGTACCCGCATAAGGATTCCATCCTCAAAGGGTCCGGCGCTTCGGGCGGCGGCGCATCCGGTGGCGGTGGCGGCGCTCGCGGCGGCAAGGAAATCCCGCGCTCGCAGTTCTTCGCCATGGCCCCACAAGCGCAGGCAGAAGCAATCAAGGGTGGCGCAGTCGTTACCGACTGAGCGCCGCAACGAATCGCCGGCCCGCCTCAACGGGCCATTTTGATGCCTTGCCGATGGATGTCGCGCAGGGTGCTTTGGGCTGGATAGCCTGTACGTTCTGAAAACTCAAATCATCCTGACCAGCTCGCCTAGTGCGGGCTTTTTTTATTCCTGAAAGGCTTCAAAAAACATGGGCACTCTGACTCTGACTTCCCTGATCCCGAACATCTACAACGCCATGAACGTGGTGGCGCGTGAGCGTATCGGCTTCATCCCGGCGGTTTCGCGCGATTCGTCCGCGGAGCGCGCAGCACTGAACCAGGTCATCATGTCGCCGGTCGTCGGCGCGATGCAGGCCGAAGACCTGACCCCGGCAGCGTTCGCAGCCGACACGCCGAACCAGACCGTCGGCAACGTGCAGATGACCATCAGCAAGGCCCGCTCGGTCCCGTTCGGCATCACCGGCGAGGAAACCAAGGGCCTGCAGAACGCCGGCACGCTGGGCAACATCAACGAGCAGCGCATCGCCCAGGCACTGCGCACGCTGTCGAACGAAGTCGAGAACGACTTGGCCGCGCTGCACGTCCATGCATCGCGCGCCTGGGGTGCTGTCGGCACCATGCCGTTCGGCACCGCCGCTGATCTGTCGGACTTCGCGCAGCCACGCAAGATCCTGGACGACAATGGCGCACCGCAGTCGGACATGCACATGGTGCTCGGTACCGGCGCCATCGCCAGCATCCGCGGCAAACAATCGGGCCTATTCAAGGTCAACGAAGCCGGAAATGACGACCTGCTGCGCTACGGCCGTCTGACCCAAGTCGAGGGCTGGGACATCCATACCTCGGGCGCGGTCAAGCAGAACGTCGCCGTGGGCACCGCTGCTGGCGCCACCACCAATAACGCAGGCTACGCCAAAGGCGCGACCGTCATCACCCTGGCCGCTGCTGGTACCGGCACCGTGCTGGCCGGCGACATCATCAAGTTCG